CAACGCCATGAGTGGTAATGCTACAACTTTTATCATTCAAGGTACTTATTACACAGACTCATAACCCACTGCATAGCTTTGGGTAGTCAGGTGGCAATAACGCCACGATAAACTAAAGGAGGCCAATATGGCACTAACAGAAACACAAGTAGAAGATAAGATTGAAGTCGTAGGAGATCACAAGCATGTGCAAGTTCGTACAGCTACAGTGATAGCTAGAGATGGCACAGAGATCAGTCGCTCATTCCATCGTCACTCATTAGCTTGCTCAACTAAATCAGGTGACACATGGGGTGACACTGACATCAGTGATCAGTCCACAGAAGTACAAGCAATATGCAATGCTGTTTGGACAGACGCAGTTAAGACTGCATACCAGACTGCAATGGATGCACAAGAAATATAAAGGGGTTATCTAAATGACTAAAGCTAGACAATTAGCAGACTTGGGTAACGCCTATGACGATGGGGCTTTGTCGAACAGAAACTTGATAATCAATGGTGCTATGCAGGTGGCACAAAGATCAACAAGTACTTCTACTGCATCTACGGGTTACCACACTTTAGATCGATACAAATTAGAAATGAATGGAGGAAACCCTACAGTAACAATGTCTCAAGACACAGCATCTACTCCAGATACATTCACCCACGCCTTAAAACTGCAAGTAACGTCTACTGCAACTCCTTCTGGATTTAATTTTGCACAAAAAATTGAAGGTTACAATTTCTCTAGTGCAGGTTTTGGTAAAGCTACGGCAAAAGATGTCACATTAAGTTTTTGGGTTAGGTCTTCAATCACTGGAACATATAGCACTGTACTTATGAACTCTTCTGCAAACAGAAGCTATGTTAATGAATATACTATAAACACAGCCGATACTTGGGAGAAGAAAACTATAACAATAGATGGTGATACTACAGGTACATGGCCTTCTACAAGTGGTATGAGTCTTCAACTGTTCTTTTGTTTAGATAATAATGATGATAGTTACACAACCTCAACAATTGGTTCTTGGATTGCCTCTAATAAATATGCAGGTTCTACCAATCAAGTTAATTGGGCAGGGACAAATGGAGCAACCTTTTACATGACAGGAGTCCAACTAGAAGTCGGCGACACTGCTACTCCATTCGAGCATAGGTCATACGGAGATGAACTGGCGAAGTGTCAGAGGTATTACTCTGTTATTAAGCCAGTACAAGCACATCCCGTTTGGACTTACACTAGTACAAATTGGTCTAGTACATTTCCCCATCCAACTACAATGAGAGTAGTACCTTCAATTTCTTTTACTGGCTCTCCAGTTAATACTGCTGGAGGTTCTGTATTGCCAAGTTCTTTTGCGGTATATTCAAATGGTGCTTGGAAAGGTCTAGCAACTCTTACCCCTAGTCAGAGTGCTAGTAGTGTGGATATGAGTCGTATAGATGGTATTACAAATGACAGTATGACATCAGGATATTCTGCTGGTTTTTATATGGGATCTGATTGTTCTATTAATATGGATGCGGAGTTATAATCATGGAAAATAGTATGAACATTACATCAACACAATATGTTGCAGACCCAATATTAGGAAACAACACTTCAGTCCAAGCAACAATAGACGGACAAGAGGTGTTTGTCCCACTAGACCCAGCCAACAGGCACTACGCAGAGATACTCAAGCAAGTCGAAGCTGGTACTCTGACTATTGCGGATGCTGAGTAAACTAAACTTAAGGTAGGACTAACATGTCAAGAGACTTAACACCTAGTACAATAGAAAACATATCTCAAGACGTTGTTTACCCATTCTTTGCTACAGAGTTAAGGTTTGACGGTAACAATGTTGTAAGGATGTGGACAGGCCAAGGTACACTTACTTTATCAGATGGGACTGAGTGGATTGGCTTAGGTCAACTCTTAAATATATCTTCTATAGAAGAGACCTCTGAGATGGCTGTTAAGGGGGCTACACTTACTTTGAGTGGTGTACCTCAATCCTTACTGTCACTAGCTCTCACAGAGCCTTATCAGGGTCGTGTGTGCAACATATACTTTGGTACTTTCGTACAAGGTAGTATACTACAAGAGTCTTCTTCTTACATACTATTACAAGACGGATCTAGGATCAACTTAGAAGAAGAGCAAACTAACTTTAATGAATTGTTCTCAGGTTACATGGATCAGATGAACATAGAAGAATCTGCTGATACTTGTACTATTTCCCTTGCGGTAGAGAATAAGTTAGTTGACCTTGAGAGAGTTAGAACAGCTAGGTTTACATCTGGTTATCAGAAGTCAATTTACGCTGGGGATCTAGGTTTAGACTTTATAGAAGACTTGCAAGATAAGTCTATAGTGTGGGGTAAGGCAAGTGAACCAGCAAATTAGTTACCAGCAAGAGTTTCTTAATCAGGTACGATCCGATGCAGAACCTTTAATAAAACTCCACTGGGACGAAATTGCTCTTAACCAAGATAAGATTAAACTTAACCCCGACTGGGAAGCATACCAAAAATTAGAAGACGACAATAGACTAAAGATATTTACTGCTAGAAAGAGTAAACAACTTGTAGGTTATTTTGTTGTCCTCTTAGGTACAAACATTCACTACAAAGATCACGTATTTGCAAGCAATGATATTATATACTTACATAAAGATTACCGTAAGGGTTTTGCTGGTGTACGTCTAATTAAGTTTGCTGAGAAGTGCCTTAAGGATGATGGCGTATCTGTACTTTTAATCAACACAAAGATACATAGACCTTTTGATAAATTGCTAGAACGACTTAAGTTCAAGCCTATCGAAAGAGTTTATTCTAAGTTCATAGGAGACTAACATGGCTGTAGCCGCTACTGTAGCATTGGTGTCAACAACTGCCACTGCCCTAACTGTTGGGGTTACATCTTTCATGTATGCCTTTGCTGTTAACTTTGCACTTGGTGCGGCTCTTAATGCTCTTACACCTAAGCCTTCTGCATCAGGTGTTAACAGAGGTTATGATGTTAATGGGTTAGCTACAGGTACTGCTTTAGATCATCAAATAATATATGGTAAAGCCCGTGTTGGTGGAGTTCGTATATACGATGAATCTACAGGTACAAACAATAAGTACTTACACCGTATCATAGCTTTTACTGGTCACGAGATAGAATCTTTTGAAACTATCTATATTAACGACGAAGCTGTTACTTTAAATGCTAGTGGTTATGTAACTAGTCCATCTCACTACAACAGTAAAGTACGTATTAAGAAACATTTAGGAGCTTCAGATCAAACTGCTGATAGCACTTTAGTTTCTGAGTCTGCACACTGGACTTCTAATCACAGACTACGTGGTATATCTTATTTGTATATTCGTATGGAGTATGATACTGACTCATTCCCTGATGGTATACCTAACTTTACAGCTACTATTAAAGGTAAGAAGGTTTACGACCCTCGTAACTCTAGTACAGCATGGTCTGCAAACCCTGCCTTATGTATTCGTGATTATCTAACTTCTTCTTATGGATTGGCTGAAGTGTCAGCTAACATAGATGATACTCTTATAGCTACAGCCGCTAATGTTTGTGATCAAACAAATACTTTAGCTGGTGATGTTAGGTATACATGTAATGGTGGGTTTACTACTGCTTCAACACCTTATGATATGTTAAGTAGTTTACTTACTTCTATGGGTGGGTCTTTGTGGTATGCTCAAGGTAAGTGGCGTATTAAACCTGCTTACTGGACTACACCAGTTATGGATCTAGATGAGGACGACCTAAGAGATAAGATATCTTTATCTACACGTCACTCTCGTAGAGATAACTTCAATACTATTAAAGGTACATTTAGAGGTGCAGAATCTAACTGGCAAGTAACAGACTACCCAGAAGTAACTAACTCTGCTTTTGTTACAGCGGATAATGGTCAAGTATCAGTTGCAGATGTAGACTTAGGGTTTACTGATAATTCTGTCGGGGCTAGAAGATTAGCTAGAATTGCACTAGAGCGTAATAGACAACAGTTAGCTATTAGTACAAGTTTTAGTTTAAAGGCACTAGCTCTACAAGTAGGAGACAATATACGTATAACTAACTCTAGGTTTGGTTGGACTAATAAAGAGTTTGAAGTAACATCTTGGAACTTTGGACTTGTAGATGAATACGACCTTAGAGTAGAAGTACAACTCATAGAAACTGCTTCTACAGTGTTTGATGAGATTAGTGATGGTGTAATATACGAGAGAGATAATACTACTTTCTGGTCGCCATTTGAAGTAGAGATACCTCAGACTTTACAAGCTACACCAAGTACATTTAATAATGCTGATGGTACAACTATACCTCAAGTTCTATTTAGTTGGGCTTCTACTAACGATAGTGTTATAGAGCAATATGAGTTCCAGTGGAAGATTTCTACTGATACTGATTATAACTCTGTAATACTTACTAACAAAGAGTTCTTGTTGTCTCCTATAAAGAGTGGAGTTGCTTACAACTATAGAGTTAGATCTATAAATCACTTAGGGGTTAAGTCTAGTTTTGTTAGTGGGGCTTCTCCTATTAGCACAACTAATGATGCTACAATACCTAATCCACCTACGTCTCTTAATACTACGGGAGGGTATGGTAATGCTGGAGTATATTGGACACCTCCTACCACTAATACAGACTCAAGTACAATAGATGATTTGTTTCAGTATAAGGTATATAGGAATACAGCTAACAACTTTGGTACATCTACTCTTGTTGGTCGTGTTGCATCTGATGCATTTACTGATACAGGTCTTGCTGATCAGACTTTATACTACTACTGGGTAACTGCTTTAGACTTTACAGGTAATGAGAGTTCAGAGAGTTCTGTAGCATCTGTTACTACTGCTGTAGCACCTACTGGACCAGCAGGGGACGATGGAGCTAGAGGAGCAGGTCGTTGGAACATACAGGTTAGTAGCCTACCCACAACTTCTAGTGGGGCTGACACAGACTTTACAGCCGCTATAGGAGATCCTGTAGATAGGGATCAAGCATGGTTTTATACTGGTACTCAAGCTAGTCCTACATCACAGAATGTATG